GAAAACGAGCTGAAAAAAGAATGCAATAAAATTGTTGTTAAAGAGCAAATTGCTTGGGCAAAAGAAAACATTGTATCAAAAAACATACAAGTGAAACACGATAAAATCAGCGAGCCAATACAATTCTCTAATAGGGGTATTAAAGAGTATATTAATCAACCATGCGATGATTACTATATTAAGAATGAGATGATACGAAGAATACCGGAAATACTAAAAAACGCAGAATATATTCATCAAGCTGAATACAGTGGACGGTGTTCTGAAATATTTAAAATCACGATAAAACACAAAACATACTTTTTAATTGCCAATTGGCAAGATGACGGATGCTTGTATTTCTATAGCATCACTGACAGCAATAAAGTACTACAATAAAAAAACCATCAATATCTGCCTCGTGGAACTACAATCCACGCTCTCAATATCAATGGTCTTTCGTCTGCAAAGATACAACTAAACAAACACAAAAGTCAACTTAAAAAGAAAAAATCGCAAAAAGACGGCTATCCTGCCGACTTAAAATATTACTACGACACCACACATGGGCTTTGGTGCATCGACCGAAACCCAAACGAAGTGTCGTTAGAATGGATTAGAGAAAACGCTTTTCAGATTTGATAAGCACAAAAAAATCCCCGAAACTCATTTGCTTCGGGGATTTTCTATATCATTTTCGTGAGCTCACGAAAATGGTTAAGGCTCTATGCTGATAACAGGCGCTGCCTGCACGGTTGTTTGCGGTCTTCGGGCTGCAATGTCGTCGCCAATGCGGCAGACGTATTCCACTCGGTAGGCTTTCAGCCCTCGCAGCGTGTCGCGTTTTGTGGTGGATCGACGCATCATGCGGTTGCCTCCTGTCGGGCACCATCCTTGCAACACGCCTTGCAAGCCGTCTAAAAGGGCGAATATCTCAAAGGCTTTCTGGCGTTGCGTTGCCGGAGCGGCTTTGCTGCTGTTGCTCAGGCGCATGGTGCACAGCGTCACGCCAATGCGCACTTCGGCGGTCTGGCTCAGGTTGCCGAGGTTGTTCCATTCCGACACGTCGAGGTCGATGAGTGCAAGCGGAAACTTAGCCGGCGGGTTCTCGTAGTCGTCGAGCTGCCCCCAGTCTTCGTCAACGTATTTCAGTTCGGGGATGGTGGCTATGCGTTCAAGTATTGAATCAAGTAGTTCTTTCATTTGAATATGTCATTTAGGTTTTGTTCTATTTCGTTTTGGATGATTTTTTGAAGTTCAGGGTGATCGCCAATGAATTGACGTTTTGGGATCTTGGTTTTGTGCCCTCGCCCGGCATTATTGGTGCCTTCGTTATGTGCTGCTGAGTAAGGAAGGTCGCTGTAAACCGTTATCGTTGTCCCTTCAACCTTGCTTTTTATACTTTTCCCAAGGTCTGCAGTGGAGCCGGTGAGTATCTTACGTCTTCCGGCAGCACCTTTGCCTATTTTCACGGTTTTGGTTTTCACCTTTCCGGTCTTGGTTTTATACTTCACTGTTTTGGTCTTACGGCGTTGCACCTCTTCCCATTTCTCGCCAAAGAAGCCTTCATTCCGAAAATTGTCCTTGAATGCTCTCACGGCTGCCTTGGCAACTTTGCGAGGAATGTCCTTATTGACGGCTTTCTTCAAGTCACGGCTCATCTTGGCAATGCGTTTTTGAAACTCTTCGGGTGTCATGTCAGAATAATTTTAACTGTCGTTTGTCAATGTCGTCTTTTTCGGCTTTCCGTTGGCGATACACACGGTTATTGCCGGCGCCAACATAACCGTCGAGGCGAATGGCGTACTCCACAAGGCGGTAAAAAGTCGCTTCCGATATAGGATAAACCTTGACCACCTTATTACGCCAAATGTCGCGCAGGCTATTCCTGTGCGACATTGGTTCGTAGTGTTCATCAACGATAGCCTTAATCAGCTTCGCTTTTTTTACCGTGTTCTTGTGCATGTTACTTTTCCGTTTTTTCGATTTCGTTTTTGGAGTGCAGCACCGCTTTGGCGGCTTCGGCGGCGAGGCTTTCTATGTCTGTGCTGTCGCAGTCGCGCTCTATCACCGTCCACCAAGCCTCGCCGGCGCGCCTGAACGACAATCTAATGGTCGCATTCATAAGGCTCTATAACTAATGTAACGGACTTTTTCTTCACCACGCGCCCGCTGCCTTCGCAAACCGGGCAAGTGCCGCCTTTATCACGGAAAAGGCTCGCCTCGGAGGTTAATCCTGTGCCGCCGCAGTTGCGGCAGACATCAATCATTGGAGGATAACCGTATTGTCTTAATTTCATTTTTTGCTTGTTTTAGATTTGTAATAATCCACCGCAGCGGCATGATGTGCTTTCAGGTCTTCGGCCTTGCCATCTGAGCGCGGTGAGTAATAATTGTAATTTGATTTTTCGCGCTCACGGAAATTGACAAAAGCCTCTGCTTTTTCCGTAATATAATCGTTGAACCATCCAAGTATGTCGGCACTTCCGAAGCCGGCGAAGATTTTTCCGTACTTGCCTGAAGCAGCACGGCGGAACACGATGTCAACGTCAGCGAAGTTGAGTTCTACGTCATCGGCCACGCACAAGTCAACCACCATGTAGGCGGTTTCGGCAATGGCTTCGGCCGACAATTGGCGCGAGGTGTTCAGCATGGTTTGCAGGCGCACGATCTGAGCTACTATCAAAGCAGCCGTTTCCTTTCTTGAAGTCAACTTCACGGCTTTGCGCACGCTGATCACGCCGCAGGTAACCGACTTGGCGGGCGTGTCGATGCCTTGGGCGCGCACAAGCTCAGTGAGCCGGCGCGGCTGTAAGGCGGTGACATCAAAGGCAGTTGTAAGCGTTTCTTGCATTGTAGTTTGATTTTAAGTTGCCCATAATCTTTTCAAAGTCACGATTCAAAGCATCCGGGGTGAAGCGGTTTTCAAAGTACCATCTGTTTTGCATGAGCGCCACATTTTTCAGGAAAACTTCAAAGTTTTGCACCAGTACGGCGTCAGAAATTACATCCATTCCGGATTCCTGCATCTTGGCTTCAATCTTCAGCAGCAACTGGCGAAGCGCCGCAAAATGAACCGATGAGAACACTCCGAATTGGCAGTGCTTGTATTGCGCATAAACATTCTCGAAAGCCCGCATGGCGGCTGCTGTTGGCATTTTGCGGTCACTCTTCTTTTCCCCCATCGAGGCAAGCAGCGCGTTGATGACGGCGGACTTGTCTTTTTTTGACAATTCCATTGCGGCGGTGATGATTTCTTGTGTTGTCATGTTTTTTGCTTTTAGCTGTTTGACATTAGCTCTTTGCTCCGCAGTGCGGGCAGGTGTCGTAATGCAGTCGTGCATCGTATTCCTGCCCACATTGCTCGCACGTGCGCCAGATTTCGTGGTTTTTCATTCTTCTTTTTTAGGTTCGACAAAAAACGTCTCGTCCTGGACGACCGAAAGACCGACTTTGCGCAGGTTCTCTGCTACTTCCTCGCTGTCGCGGTCGGCAAGCAGCTTGTCTTTTGCCGGTTCCTCGCTGATGCGGACATAAGCCGGAAGAAATTCTTTCAATAAGTTGGTGACAGCGCCCCATGTAAAGCCCTTTAATGTCTTTAATTTTGGCGTTCCGGTACGGAAGCCGATGGTGCCGTGAGTGCTCTCAAGGCTCTTTTTCTTTGCGAAAAGAACGTCTTTCTGTTCTAATGCAAAAGCCTGAAGCACGTCAAAGGCGTTGTCTTTCGTTTCGCTAAGTTTCGCGAGTTCATCCTGGTACTTTTCGCGGATTTTAGTCATTTCAACATTCATTGTGGCGTTGATTTTCTGAATGCGTGCGTCGGCACGTGCGAAGTCGGCAAATGCCGTCTCCATTTGTTCCTGTTTGATGCCGCTGTAAACGGTCTTTTTTTCTCGTGTTTTAGTCATGTCTTTTCAATTTTTACTTATCATCGGTATTCTGTTTTTAATCGCCTGCACCTGTTGTTTGGCGCAGAACTCGTTGTAGATCCGCGTGAGCGCGGCTTCGCTGATGCGGTTGAAGTCGTGATCAATGTGGCCTGTAACCGCCATTCCGGATGCGCGGATGGCAACAGCTTTCACGTAGTCAATGTCGGCTTCTATTCCGGCATTGGCGAGGTATGCGAAGATGGCTTTGAGTACGCCTTTGCGCTTGCGGTCGAGTTCGCTGCGGCTTTCGCGTTGTTGCGGCTTGCGCAGCCTTTCATCCATTTGCCGGATCATCTGCTGTGCCTCGATGAAGCTAAGCCCGCTAAGGCTTGCGGTGCGGCCTTTCGTCCACTCCAACACCATGTCGTGACGTGCTTCGTCGTCAAAGCCCACTTCGTTGAAGAAGTAAAAGAGTTTGCGCCTTTGCGCATCGGTGATTTTGTCTTTTGTTGTGTTCATGGCCTTATCAATCATATATCGCCGAACTCGTGCATTGCGCATCGTAACTTTCTGCCGGCGGCTTCGGCATCGAAGTCATCCACAGTGCGCAGATAGCGCATATGGTCGTCAAGTGCGTAGTCCTTGTCGAAAGGCGTTACGCCTACAAGCTCGTTGTCTGCATTTAACAGTCTGTTTTCTTTAAGGTCTAAGTCTGTCAGCACCTTGTAGCCGTTGTCGAATTCGTGTATCCACAAGCGGCTGCTGTTACGGTAATTAGTCGTCCACATAAATATTTGATATTAGTGTTAATTCTTCTAATTTGAAATTTTCGATTGTTCCTGCTTGAATTTATATGTGCCGCGTTTTTCGCGGCATTCGCGCTTGTAGAGCATAATGCTGCGCTGCCTTATGTATTCCTCAAAAGTCATTGATGCGCGGGCAGCCTCCAACGCTGCAAGGCGTGCGATAATTTGTTCTGTTGTCATATCTTTATCCCCAATATTGTTTAGCTCCATTTACCCATATAGTGAACTCAGAACCGCCTCCAAAACGCGACTGTGGAAAAGCCTTGTAACCTTCGACGTAAACCTTCACGAAAGCATCGTACTTGATCGATTTGCCGACGTTCCCCTTCGGATCGCGACCATCGGCGTGACTTACGAATACAAATAGCTTGTGTCTGAATGTATCGCGAAGGGTGCGATAATCGGCGTAGCTCATTCCGGTGTATTGCAACGAATCAATTATCACCACCTGCGGCGAGCGTTGTTTTTTCAGCCTTTCGGTCAGTTCCTGAATAGGTTCTTTGTCAAGAAACATGAAGTTTCTTTTTACGTCGCTCATACCCACCTCCTCAATTGCGTGCTGCATAGACAACGACAAACCCTCTTCGAGACTGTCGTAAGCCACGCGCACGAAGTTTGCCATGTACTTTGCCAATTGCAGTGCAAAGCGTGTTTTTCCATTCGCTGATGCGGTACAAGTTAAATTTAGCCTCAAACCTGCGAACATTACAAGGTAATTCATTGTAAAATCCCGCATCCTTGAATGCTTTTGACATCGCTACGCAGTCGGCGTAAAAGTCGGCTTTGGTAAGTTTTTGCCTTGTGCGGCGCGTGCAGCAGAGCGTGTGGCGTATCTTTTTTGCAAGTAATTCAGTATCGAAGCTTCATTGATGTATTGTTCGCGGCGGCTTTCGGGCAGGTTTTGCTCCTTGCCTTCGGCGTTGGTGTAGGTGTAGTTGCGGTAGTATTCGCGTGCGGCTTCGTCAATTTGTAGGTTCATGGCTGTTGGTTTTACGTTTTTTTCAGCAGGTCGATGCTGCCGTTTGCCGCTTCAATGGCGGCGCGGCGGTTGGCACGGCATATGCTCATCACGTCAATAAGTGTGTTACCGTAAAGGCCGCGTTTCAATATCGTCAGCTCGCCGTTCTTGCTGTCGTACTTGAACTGGTCAACCGTAAGTCCGGCTGCCACCCAGTCGTTCACCGTTATTGCGTATGTGTCGCCAATTAGTTGATACATGTCTTTGCCGTTTTTTTTCTATTGCTCGCGGGGCGGGAATCGAACCCGCCAGCGTCCGGGCTATTTAATCCTCTCTTACTGTTTAATTATTGGTTTCCACGCCGCCAAAGTGCTTTACAGCAGCGGAGCGTATTTTCTTGGCTAAATCACTATTTGTTTCATATCGTAATGCAGATGTAATGGTTGGATAACTCACATTGAAAGCTTGCTTCAAACGTCCTTTCATTCTGCTTTTTACTAAAATTTCCATTTTTTTCAACCTTTGTGTTACTTGTTTGTTAGCTTTGCGCACAACTTTCAAATTGAAAGATGTGGCAAATAAACACAAATTGTGAACTTATCAAGAGTTTTTAAAGGAATTAATTCACAAATTGTAAATATAAATGGATAAATCATTGATATTAAACAGATTTAAGCAAGTAAAAAAAATTCATTCTGATGCAGATTTGGCTGAATATTTGGGCATAACCAAGTCAAATTTATCCAATTGGAGGTCAAGAAATAGCATAGATTATGACTTATTGTTTACAAATTGTGAAGGAATCAATCTTGATTGGCTAATTAATGGCGAAGGTGAGATGTTGCGCACCGCCGCCGATGGGCGGCCCTCAGCAGTCAAAACAAGCAAAATGATACCTTTTTATGATGATGTATGCACCATTGGAAGCTGCAACAGCATTTCGGCATCAGTAGATGGTTGCATGCCGGCGAGCGAGTGGATAGATGCCGGCGATTGGTTTCCCGAAGCCGGGGCTGCCATACGTCATTATGGCGATAGCATGATAGAGTACCCTTCGGGCTGCATCTTGGCATTGAAAAAGGTGGAGGACTTGAGACTTATCCTTTGGGGGCGCAATTATTGCATCGAAACAAGCGAATTTCGCATCACCAAACGCCTGCAATCAGGCGAAGGTGATACCATTGTAGCATACAGCAGCAATACTGACACCTATCCCGATGGTCGCCAGATACACGAACCGAAAGTTATCCCAATGGAAAGCATCCGAAGCGTGTGGTTGGTACTCGGATGTGTAGTAAAAGAGTACAGCAGCGGAGCGGTTTTTATCAGAAACAAGCAATAA